TTTTGACTAACCAAGATTTGTCACCGCCTTTTATTAAGTGAGGTGGATCAAAAATCACGCATTTAAATGATTTGTCCGGGTACGGCATATCTGTAAAATCATGGATTACATCAGGCTCCACTTTTAGCAGCCTGCCGTCGCATAGCGTACCTTCAAAAGTGCGATTGTCGGCAAATAAAACGTGTGGATTTTGCTTGTCAAAATGAAACATCCGCGACCCGCAACAGGCATCAAGAATTAATTTTTGTTCCATTTCTTACTGCCCTTATACGGTTTTAAATCAACCACAGGCAACACATCAACCAGTGGTCTTGCTGTGTTGTAATCTTGCGGTGCATTAAATTGACTGTTGGCCCACTCAATAAAATTATTTACGTAGTTATTAACTACCGCAGGATAGCTTGCTGATTCCGCCATCCGGATAATGTCACTTCGCAACTCAGACCCAAACATAAGCCAACTGTATTTAGCGTCATCTAACGCCCGAGTAACAGACGACGGGTCACCGTTATTCATTCGCACATAAAAATAGCACCCGAAAATATCGGAAAATCTTGAGTATGGGATATTGATATTAATTTCGTTCATTCTTCACCTAAAAAATTAGCCGCACTTTTACGGTGCGGTCGTGTTGATTAACTATAAAAATGGAACATCCATACGCGGTTATCAATCACAAATGCAATGTCGCCCGCCCACTCGTCACCAGTAAATCCGCCTTTAGTCGTGTGGCGAAAATACACATCAACAAGTCGACAAAAAGGATCGTCTAATTTAACTTTTTCAAACTTGCTTAGGTTGACATATTCAATACTTGCGCCATTAATCAATAAATTAGTTAGATCTTCAAGGTGATCACAAATAAATTGATTAATTTCGTGCTTTTGACCCTTCGGTTACTTATCGGCAATAACTCTTTTAAGGTTTTTAAGCGCATTTGCTAATGCTACATCCTCGCATTTACACTCTCTCCACCACAATGGATGTTTCATTTTTAACCTCACTAATTTGGATAATAAAAAGCCCTCAATACGAGGGCTGTTGTTGGTGGAAATTGTTTATAAACGTTCTTTTTCGCCGCCGAACTCATTAATCAGATTTTTAACGAGTTCGGACAGTGTCGCCGTCATCAAGATAAAATCTGCATCAAAACGGCTGGCGACATCTTCTTTCAAAATATCATCATTTTGTTCCGTGATGTGGTCGGAAAATTTCAAACGCTTCAAGCTGCAATCTTCGTTCAGCACGAATGACAAGTGATCCTCCCACTCCATCGCCAGTTTTGTGACGAGGCTTGAAAGTGCAAGCGATAAAATATCAACGTCGGTTAAGTCTTGATTTTTACACTTAATTACGCCGTCATCTGCTTTATTGCGTAATTCTGCGTCTTCAAGCACGTTAAGCCATTCCGGAGAGCACTCGTTAGCAATCCATAGCGACATAGCAACGCCGACATCATTAGCAAACTGGAGTGGGACAACCGGCAGGCTCCCAATGGTTTTGCGTAACAACGCTAAAGCATCTTCGGCGCGTTTTGAGCTTGCCGCGTCAACATAAATCAGATCGTTTTTAGTATCGATCCAAACCGCCGTTTGTTGGTATCTGCTGAATGCGCGTGGGAGTAGCTCGGAAACAACCTCATCTTTTAGTGATTGTTTCTCAATTTTCTTGAGCTTGCGCCCCTCGGCTTTTTCGTGCTTTTCAACGCGGGCAATTAATTCTTTATTGACGACACCCGCCGGAAGCATTTTTGTTTCTTTCAGCGCCACCAATAACACATTGTCGCCTGACGTATGATGCAGTAACTCACTATCCTTAATTAGCGCACTCCAACCGAATTTTTGACTGTCTGCGGGGGCGCATGGATGAAATTGTTGCTCCAATAACTTATCTTGTAAGTTATTTAAATTTAATTTTTGCGTTAAGCGATAAATCATCGCATTTTTGAACCAGTACATTTTTTACCTCAAATAAAAAAGCCACTAACGAATAGTGGCTTGGAATTCAGAATGGAATATCATCGTTAAAATCGCCGGCATTTTCCGTCTGCTGTTTTGGCTTGCTGCTGGTGGACGACTTATCTTGATTATCGCCACCTTGACGGCTATCTAACATTTGTAAAACATCACCTTGGATTTCTGTGGTGTAGCGGTCTTGCCCGTTTTGGTCTTGCCATTTGCGGGTTTTCAACCGACCTTCAACATAGACTTTAGAGCCTTTGCGCAGGTATTCGCCTGCCACTTCCGCTTGACGACGATAGAACACAATAGCATGCCACTCTGTTTGCGTTTTGCGCTCGTTTGTGTTTTTATCAACCCAACTCTCACTTGTGGCAACACTGATTTTTGTCACCATATCGCCATTCGGCATAGTGCGGATGTCGGGGTCGTTACCCAAGTTGCCCAAAATAATTACACGATTAACTCCTGCCATGTTTCACCTCTAATTTTTGTAAGCTCTTAATGTGTTTAAGAATTGAGGGATTAATTTATCAAACGCGCTAATAAGTAATGGATTACGCTCAACCGTAAATAAATAAAGCGTTTGCTTTTGATATTCCGGGCAATAACTCACAAAATCCCATGTTTCATAGCCGGTCACCCACAAATTTGCTTGCACTTGGATTACATATTCAGATGGCAAGCCTCCCTCTAGTAAGTAACGAATATGCGTACTCATTTTCGGGCATTTAATCTCTAAGCCTTTTTTGAGTTCGGGGATTAGCCCATCTGGGCTAACCATTACCTCTTTTTTGTCATCTAAGTACACACCACCAACTTGGGTAACGGAGTTTCCGGTAACAAACTCATAAGCCGATCTAGCAAGTGGCTCAAGTTGATTTCCACGCTCCATAAATTTGGATTTAAATGAGCCATCCTGTAAACCAAGAATGCTTTCTTCGATCAACTCGGCCATATACTTGATTTGCGCGCTTGATTTTTTACCAGTTGCTGTCACAATACTTTCAAAGCCCGTTGCCGTTGGGATACCTAAACGGGCTTTTAACCATTCTTCTGAGCCTTGTTCGCAGTCAAGCGTTATTAGACCGTCAATCATAGTGGGATGTCCTTACCCAAATTATCATCATCTTTGGCTTGTTGCTTATTTAGCTTATCTAGCAGTTTATTAATTATTCGTTCGGCATAAATTTTATGAATTTGCTCAATACTTGGTGCATTACCGGCAGCGGCTAACAAACCGACTGTGTCAGAATTGGTAACTTCAACCAGATTTTTAATCTGTTCAACTTGCTCATCCGTAACCAATTCGACGCTTTGTCCGTTGATAATATTTGAGTTTTCAGGCGAAAATTTATTTTCTTGATGATTAACCTGATCTTCGTTTACTTCTTCGGCGGTAATCACCCCGCCAAGCTCATCAGGAAACGCTTTTCGTAATGCTCCGGCTTCTGCGCACTTGGCTAATTGACCCCGCGGACGTTTACTCCACATTGAATTTAGCTTACCTTCTTTGGTTGTCGCGCAGGCTTCGCTAAAATACTCGGTGTGCGAAAACGCGCAACGCTCTCCGTTAATAAAGCGATATACAGTAACACGACACCACTCAGGAGCATCCACTCCTTTGAAAGATATAGTCTCACCGAAAACCGGCTCATCTTGCCCTGCCATTTGTCCTGTGCGAAAAGCTGTTATACGTTGCTCGTAAATGCCCGGCATAATCACATCACGCCATATTTTTTTATCGTAAAGCTTACCATCTGATCCCCTTTCTTTCTCGCCGGAAAGGGTTACTTGCATTGGTACGATATGGCATGGCTTCTTCAGAATGTCTAATTTACGAGCCTTACAATAATCTACCGCAAGAATAATGCTTTCATCTTTAGCACCGGGAAATACACTATTTTGTAGCGTACTCCAAACAGCGAGATCGATATTTCTTTCTTTAAGAGCGATTTGAATGTTTGCTGGTAATGTCATTTTATTTATCCTTTAATTCATTTTTCTTAGGGATACGTTATCGCCATATTGCGCTTTAACTTTGCGAGCCAAGGCGATTGCTTGTTCTTGCGTGCCGGTA